ATGAAACTCTGTATCGACTGCAAGCAGTTCATCCCAGCACGGGATGACCCTAAACATCTCATGGCGAAGTGTGGTGCTGACTACAGCATCAACCCAGTCTCTGGTGAGAAGACCTTTCGTTACGCTTTCGAGCAGCGTGTCTACTCTACTGGCACTTGTCAGCCTGAAGCTCTCCTCTTCATCCCTAAAAACCTAGAGGTCTGCAATGGATGACTTCGCACCTGAAATCCGAAACTCTGCTTGGTGGTCCGGTGATAGCCGTATGGCTGCCAACGGTAAAGCAGCAGAGGCTATCCTCATCAAGCAGGGCAAACTAGAAAGAGAAGAGATCTCTCATCTAGAGAATGTCCGGATGGGTCATGTCATGCAGCCGGTGATCGGCAGGCTGGCACAAGACAGGCTCCAGATCGAACTCAAAGATGCTGACTACGCTATGACTCATCCTAAAGAGTCCTGGCTCAGAAGTCACTTTGACTTCATCTCTGCTGATGGGACTGTCCTGGTGGAAGCCAAGAACTATGGCAGTCACCAGTCTAAGAAGTTCGATGAAGATGCTGGGATCATGCCTGATGCTGATCGTATTCAGTGCATTCATGAAGCTACTGTTCATGGTGTCAGCACGGTCTATCTGGCAGTCCTGCTGGGTGGACAGGAACTCAAGGTCATCAAGGTAGATGTCACTCCTGACATGATGTTGGGGCACGTTCAGTGGTGCGCCAAGTGGTGGGGCTATGTTGCCAGTGACACTCAGCCAGACCCTGAGACTGTCGAACAATGCAAGATGTCCTGGCCGGTCTCTGAAAGCCTCTACGCTCTAGCGAATGCAGATCTAGAAACCTACTGTGGTCAGTTGTCTCTAGCCTCTAAACAGCGCAAGGATCTAGAAGAGTATGAGGAGAAGCTCAAGACTAGGATCATGTCGTTTATGGGCAGCAGGGACGTTCTAGCCACTATGGATGGCAATGTGCTGGCTACTTGGAAGTCTGCCAAGTCATCACAGAAGTTTGATGTCAAGGCGTTCCAGGCTGCTTACCCTCAGATGTACGATCAGTTTGTCCGGGAAGTCCCCGGCTCACGAAGGTTCCTTATCAAATGAATGAAGAAGTCAACGACGATGATGTGTGGCATCTCTATCGCGCTCTTGCGATGGCCGCATTTATCATTAAACGAGAGAATCCCTACCATCATCAGTCTAAGCAGATGATCAAGGATTCAGCTTCAGAATATGCCAATCTTATGTGTGAAGGATTAGAAAATGAACCAGTTAGTACACGTTAACGATATCCATACAATGGCTGTTGCTGTTGTGAAGTCCGGACTCTTTGGGATGAAGACAGTAGAACAAGCTACTGCTCTCATGCTTATCGCCCAGGCAGAGGGCTATCACCCTGCTCTCGCAGCGCGTGACTATCACATCATCCAAGGTAGACCAACCTTGAAAGCAGAAACCATGATGGCTAGGTTTCAGCAACAGGGCGGCAAGGTCGAGTGGAAGATTTTGACTGATGAAGAAGTTACTGCCACCTTCTCTCACCCTAGCGGTGGGTCTGCGACGATCACCTGGACGTTTGAGCAGGCAAAGAAGGCAGGGTTGACCGGCAAGGACAATTGGAAGAACTACCCTCGTGCGATGCTGCGTGCACGGGTGGTATCGGAGGGTATCCGTACCGTCTTCCCAGGCGTTGTGCTGGGCGTCTACACACCTGAGGAAGTTCAGGACATACCTACACAACCACAGGTCAAAGACATGGGTTCTGCAGTCTTTGTAGAACCTTCTGCAAACGATTCTGCAGAAGCGCAGAAGCCTGACCATCCCTTTTCACTCTTTCTCTCAGACGGCACTGTCTACCAAGGCTACGCGGATTTCCCCGAGTACATGGAAGGCATTAGGTCTATGGTTGCGAAGATAACCAACTCGACCAAGTTCACTCCTGAGGAGAAGAAGCAGAAGATCACCAGCCTGCTCACTGCCAACAGCAAGCAGATAGAAGCACTGCCTGCTCTCGCCAAGATCCAGTTGAAGGGTGCGCTTATCGGGGAGGGATCGGACCTCCCAAACGCAATAAGGGAACCGTCGTCAGACCCGGAGACATCAGAGGATCTGTGAGCGGTTTCCATCGTATAGGTCATATCAACATTAGAGGTTTTGATGAGCTACGCAAAAAACGAATATCCAGTGACCCCCGGCAAAACAATTCTTTTCTCGAAAGATCCCTCCCAAAAGAAGAACCCTAATTCTCCTGACTGGGATGGTGATTTAGTTCTGACAAGATCATATACAGAAGGTCAAACCCTCAAGTTATCCATCTGGAAGTCTATGGCTAGGAATGGGAAAGAGTATTTCACCGTCAAAGAAAATACCTACTTCAAAGACAAGGAGCTGACCGATAACGCTCCCAAGGAAGTGCCCGCTTCATACAAGCCTTATGGCGGGACATTCAAGAAGCAGGTGGATGACGATAGCGACGTACCTTTCTGATGACTCCTACCCAGAGGTCTTTAGAGTACCTGCGTGAGCAAGGTTATCTCTGCGCCATAGTCGAGAAGTGGAACCCTCACGCTCGTATACGGCAGGATCTCTGGGGTTGGTGCGACATCCTGGCTATTCGTAAGGGTGAGGTTCTGGCAGTCCAAGTCACTGCATCTGGAGTGTCAGACCGTATAAAGAAGATCACATCATCTGAAACAATAGGGCCTGTTAGAGAGGCCGGTATCAGAGTGGAAGTACACGGGTGGCGGAAGAACTCCGCTGGTAAATATGTAATGAGGATTGAGGATATATCGTGACTAGTTTATTTATCGCGACACCCATGTATGGGGGAATGTGTACGGGCTTCTACCTGCAATCAATGCTTGCACTCGTGAGTGTTGCCAAGCAGGCAGACATGGAAGTCTCATGCTCTTTCATGTTCAACGAGTCGCTCATCCAACGAGCCAGGAACGGTCTTGCACACCAGTTCTTGAAGACCAACTGCACTCACCTGATGTTCATTGATGCTGACATCCGGTTTGATGCCAACGACATCCTGTCTATGGTTGCAGCAGATAAGGACATCATCTGCGGCCTATATCCTAAGAAGGAGATCAACTGGCAGCAGGTGGCAATATCTGCCGGTGCAGGTGTCCCCGTGGATCAGCTCAAGAATCACACAGGCGCGATGGTGGTCAACCTAGTGGGCAAGGAAGGGGAAGTGGTTGTACCCCAGAACGAGCCTCTGGAGATCGTCAACGGTGGTACTGGCTTCATGCTCATCAAGCGTGAAGTGTTTGAATCACTCAAGCCTTTTGTGAACACCTACCACAACGATGTGCTTGACACGGCAGGCACGTTCAAGCCTGACCTTATGCACGAGTACTTCCCGGTAATGGTGGAAGACTCCAGGCTACTGTCTGAAGACTTTGCCTTCTGCACGATCGCTCGCAGGCAAGGCTTCCAGATCTGGGCTGCTCCCTGGGTCCGTCTGGGCCACTACGGGAGCTACCTCTTTGAAGGATCTTTAATTCCTGCGCCGTGATCGCTTGGCAGTCTTAGCAGACTTACGGAAAGCCTCGGCAGTTGGGAATCCCTTCTGCCCAGGCCTCTTCGCAGGAAGACCTAACTTCCTACGTCGGTTGATGTTGTAGTACAGGCCCTTCTTGGTCATCTTTCATCCTCAGAACTTCTGGGTTGACATAGGCCACATCTCCGCAGATCAGCCTGTCACCCAGTACAGGCTCACCCTTCTCTAGCAGCACCAGAGAGTTCTGGAATTCGATGCGCCTGACCTGATGGTTAATCTTGGTCTTGCCGTTCACAGCCGCTATAAAGCCTGCGAAGAACTGGATGGCATTGCTGCCATACCCAGGCATCCACATAGTGTGGAAGTCCTCTACAACGTAGACGCCACCGTCATTGAGCTTGGGCCACCAGCGATTCCAGTTCTCAATGATGTCAGATGCCTGATGAGATCCATCGTCAATGATGACATCGAAGGTCTCATCCAACTCGACAGTCTTGGCGTCACCCACAACTACTTGGATGCGCTGATCGTCAAAGTTCAGATCACCGCACTTGGGATCAATGTCGATCCCGATAATCTTCTCTGCTTTCCAGAAGTACTTAGCCCAGGTCTCTAGTGACCCACCGTTCTGTACTCCGATCTCCAGCAAGTTGATCTTGCTGTCCTGTAGATACCATAACTTGTCATCATAGAAACTTAGATATGTTGACCATTTGTCCGAGACTTTCCCGGTCTTGATACGATGAATACTTGCTAACGACATCCCCATCTTCTCCTGGCTGCTTTCCCGCGCTCCCCCGTCCACCCTCTTGAACGGGCGCAGAAACTCTTGTGGCGTGGTCCTGACTTGGTAGGGGCTTGCAGGTTAGATCCCGCAGCACGAGCCTTGGCTCTACCTTTGGCAGTCAGACCAGCACCACGACTGGCAGGCAGCTTCTCACCCCTGCCAACACTTAAATTAGGAAACTTCTTCATAGCAGATCAGCCTCCGCTTGCCTGCGTTTCAGTAGGCCGGGGAGAACCTTTCCTCCACCCTTGCACCACTTCAACAATTCTACCTTCGCTTCTTCCCAGTTCTGCTCGTTCACCTTCTTCTTGAGCGTAGCAGTCTGTAGTCTTCCCACGCCCAGGTTGTAGCAGAAGTCTACGATGGCGTTAAGTCTTCTTGTGTCCGTTATTAGTCCAGGACAGTGGCGCAAGGCTCCCGGTAAATAGGTGTGCCTTAGTTCGTATTCCAATAGCGCCTGTGCTGCTTCTAGCGTCATTGGCGGGTCTTGCAGCGTCACTCTCTTGCCGTTGCTGTACTGGGTCGAGCCGAAACCAATTGTTGGTATCCCAGCAGGACATAGGTACGGCGACCCTCGGAAACCTTCGAAACGCTGGCATAACGATACCGCTATAGAGAGATCAAAGTCCACGCCAAGTCTTCCCTCGACGCGCGTAAGCCAAGGCCGTTTTTGACATATTGTACTGAACAACCAGTTGAGACAATGGCAACTTTGACTCTCGAATTGCTTTCACGTCTTCGTAAGTCAGTTTGGCTCTTGCGTTGTTTTCACCAGATCTATCTCCAAGCCTGCCTTTTGCAGAGCAATCTGCCATGTTCAACTTTGGGTTCCCGACAAACAAGTGAGAAGGTCTTACACACTTTCTGTTGTCGCAGGTATGGCACAAATGCTGGCTTGAGATTAGCGTCACGCCTGCTTCGAGTTCGTAAGCAATACGATGCGCTCTCTTCATGATGTACCTTCCGGTTCCATCATTCCTAGGCATACCAAAGTTGCCGTAACCTTGGGTGTCTAGAGATGCTTGCCACTCCCAGCAACCATCTTGAGGTAGACGTTTAACTTTTGACCAGAACCGTTCTTCTAAAGTGTTCCCGCCATAGTTAAACGCCTTGCCCATTACAACCCCCGTTTCATCAAACTTCGATCTATCATCCAATAATTTATTGTACCAGACAACAGAGCCATATCGTCAACCGTCCAACTCTTGGTCAGAGACTCTGCAAACGGGGTTCCTTGCTGGTAAGCCATCAGGATGAAAGCAGTCTTGATAGCACCGTACATTGCCAGCAGATAGTAGGTCAGGACAGGGCGCACACTAGCAGACAGGGAAGCAGCAAATCCACCAGCAGCCTTAACCATCTCTGTCTGCTGATTGATAGCGTTGTTAAACGCATCCATAACCCCTGCATCAACTGTTGCCTCATGCTGTGCGCCGATCTCGGCCATCTTCTGCTGACCACGCTGTGCTTCTAATTCGCACTGCCGGTTGAACATCTCTAGTTCATGACCACGCTCGTTCTTCTTGTCTAGGAATTTCAGAACCTCCGGTGCTAAACGGAAGATACCGCCTAGCAAGGAACCAAAAATGCCACCAGACAAGAGTTCAAACATTAGACACCCTCACCCGGAGTAACGTAGACGTTGGCCGTGCCAGCAGCAGTGATGAACGTAATAAACACGTTTGCAGAGGAAGAACACTGAGGACCGCTCAATACAATGGACTCTGCTGGCCTGATAGGAACGCCGTAGTTTCCAGACGTAGCGTTGGCTACAGCAGCATTGTTACCGG